ATTTTTCTTTGTCCAGCTTCAGGTTGCCCGCCGGGTCGGTGCGCACATAGGCGTTGTCCATATTCCAACGCAGCACAGGATGCCCGCCGTGGCACAGCTTGCGCTCCAGAACAAGGCGCATCAATTCCTTCGTCGGAGGCGACATATCCTTAAAGCCCTGACCGAAGGGCACCATGGTAAAGCCGTCGTCCTCAAGCGTCTGTACCATCATGGTGGCGTTCCATCGGTCATGGGCGATCTCCCGGATGTTATACCGCTCACCCAATTGGCAGATGAACTGCTCGATAAATCCATAGTGGACAACGTTGCCCGCTGTGGTATGGATAAATCCACGTTTCGCCCACTGGTCATACGGCACATGATCGCGCCGGACGCGCAAGGACAAGGTTTCCTCCGGAAGCCAGAAGAACGGCATGACCATATACGGCTCCTCGTCATCGCAGGGCGGGAATACCAGCACCAGCGCCGTAAGGTCGGAGGTGCTGGACAGGTCAAGCCCGGCGTAGCAGGCACGGCCTTCCAGCTGATACGGATCAACTACGCCGCCGCACTCATCCCACTTGTCCATGGGCATCCAGCGAACGGACTGCTTCACCCATTGATTCAGGCGAAGCTGACGAAACTGGTTCTCATCGGCAGGCGTTTCCTGCGCCTTATGGAACGCATCCCGCACTTTATCGATGGTGATGGTGTGTCCCAGAGAGGGATTGGCCTTGTACCAATTCACTTCGCTCGTCCAATCCGCGTCATCCGGAAGGCCAAAGATAACCGGATAAAAACGCGGATCGACCTTCCGGCCTTCCAGCACATCCAGCGCCTTCTGGTGTACCTCCCAGCAGATGCTGTTGCGGTCGGTGCCCGCAGTCGTAAGGAAAAACCATAAGGGCTGCTTTCGCGCATCGCCGGAGCCTTGAGTCATAACATCATACAGCGCACGAGTGGGCTGGGTGTGCAGCTCATCGAAGATGCAGGCGCTGACGTTCAAGCCATGCTTGGTGGCCACCTCCGAGGACAGCACCTGATAGATGCTGCCTGTGGGCTGGTACACCATGCGCTTCATAGACGGAATGATCTTGATCCGCTTGCTCAGCGCCGGGGACTGCTTGACCATATCGACGGCCACATCAAAAACGATGGCCGCCTGCTGCCGGTCGCTGGCGCAGGAGTACACCTCGGCCTTCCACTCGTCGTCGTTGGCCAGCATATTGAGCGCGATGGCTGCGCCCAGCTCGCTCTTGCCCTGCTTTTTGGGAATCTCGATATAGGCGGTGGTGTACTGACGCATGGTGGGATCGTCGTCCCGTACCGTTCCGAACACATCCCGGATGATCTTCTCCTGCCACGGCAGCAGCTCGAAGGGCTTTCCGTGAAATTCGCCCTTGGTATGCTTCAGGCATTCGATAAAGCCGGTCACGCGCCGGGCCTTTCGCTCGTCAAACATCGCCGTTCCACCCGCCCTTCAGCAGCTTCTCCATGGGGTCTTCGGAGAAGGTGTCGTCCGAGCCGCCGCCCGCCGCAATGATACGGGCACGGGTTGCGGGAGTCAGCCCAAACTCAGAGCAGAACGACTGCATGATCTTCAGATTCTGCTGGGCGATGCTGACCTGCGGAACCTGCTGCACATAGCCGGAGGGCGTTTGGAAGATGGAGCCGTGCTGGGTAATGAACGCCTCGGCTTCCTTCCATCTGGCGTATGCCTGACAGTACCCCTCGAAGGCCGTCAGGTCGGCCATGGTGAGCACGCCCATGGCTTCAAGGGAGGGAGCCAGCCGCTTCCATTCCTTTTTTGCCTCTGGCAGCAGCCATGTCGGGCACTTGATGTTTCCCTTGGGCGGGATCGGCTCATTTTCGTTGAGCGGTCGCTTGCCCGGATTGCCCTCAAGGATTTTGAGCGCCGTGGGCTTGGGCTTTCTGCCTCTGGTCGCCATGCTGGTCACCTCCCTTCGCAAAAGATCATCTTATTAAGTCGTAAGAACAGCTTCATATGGCAGTTCTTTTCCATCCCGAAGCACGCTGATGGGTGCGTTCGGACAGGCCGCCCGGAACCTCTCCACAATGACGCTGGCATAGCGCGGGTCAAGCTCCATGGTGTAGCAGATGCGATCCGTCT